CTTAGCTCGCTCCGCCTTCGGCTTCGCTAGTGTTCGCTCCGCCTGGTGTTTTGAATCGCGCCCTTCGGGCGCTGTGCGCAGCTCGCAGACTCGCTCCGCTAGTGCCGCGCTCTCCTCGATGAATTTTTCGGAATCACTGCGGCGATATTGAACGAGCTTCGGAGTCATCCGGATGAAGCGCGGGCCGATACCTTTCAAGCGCCAGTCCTGGAGACATCGCGGAGTTACGTTCAGGAGCCTGGCCGCCTCGGCCGGCCGGAGCAGTTCGTCTTGACTTTGAACGCACGTCATCTTGGCCGCGCCTCGCGGACTCGGCCGCAATCCCTCTCCCTGACCTGGGAGAGGGTAGGGTGAGAGCGCCTCTGACTCCTTGTTCCGAACGCAGCTCGCAGACTCGTTTGCTCGCTCCGCTTTACTCCGCTAGTGCTGGGGACAACCCGGCTGCCGCGGCGTTGTCTGATGCGTGAAAGTGTGCGGTTATGAGTCATGATGCATCGTGAATTCGATATTGATACGTCTATATTGATTTGTCAATAGATGACAAGCAGTCAAGTGGGCGGTCCGAAGAAAAAAGCCAAAGACCCCGATACGGAACAGCTGCAGGCGGTCCTGCGCGCCCGGCTCGAGGAGTTGATCGATCGTTTTCCGGGGCGTCAGACGGAACTCGCGGAGAAGGCTGGCCTGAAGCAGAGCAATATCTCAGAGACGTTCACTCATATGCCAACCTTGCTCAAGGCGCTCAAAATCTGCCGCGCGGCGGGGGTGACGCTGGACTGGTTCGCCGGCGCCGGCGGCGATAATTCGCTCGAGGCGCGGCCAAAAAAAGCTGTCGATAAAAAAGTTGATGACAGAATGTTAACAACGGGACAAATTGGTTTGCAGCCAGCCACAATCAATGCCAACGTGCTTGAATACATACTTAAAGTAGTAAGGGGGCTGGACTTTTGGAACAAACTCAATCCGGAGGAACAAGCGGAACGGGTGGCTCAAACCTACCAGGCCCTGCTAGCGGACCGGAACAAGAGGAAGCTGCCGCCCAAGGCAAAAATCATTTCCATTCTCAGGGGGCGCAAAATCGCCTGAGAAGGGATGTGTCCAGGCTGTTACGTAAAAAACCGCAGGCTGCGGTTGCGACAGCCGGGCGCAAGGAGAATCCGCGCGGCGGTAACCAGCGGGCGCCGGTGAACGTCGCCCGCGGCGCGATCGCGGTGTTTTTCGAGAATCACGGCGAGATGACGGTGAACGTCAAAAGCGGGAACGGCCCGTCGAAAGAGTGAAAAGCACCAGCCACGTGGAACCTCTGAGAGGTTCCGCACCTCAGCGATAGCCCGATGCGGGCTTCGCCCTTCAATATAATGCGCAGCTCGCAGACTCGCCTGCTCGTTTCGCCCCGCGCCGCTAGTGTTAATACAGTGGGAAGCATCAGGCGGAGCGCAGCGGAGCCGAGCAAACGAGTCTGCGAGGTGCGCATAATCAGAACTCTGAAGCCTTTCAAAGGTTTCACGATCCGTTCCGTCTAATGTTTCCTTAGGGGGAACTAGTTCACCCGTTTTTTCCGATCGGCCGCCACATTAAGTTCCGAGTGTGGCTTTTCGTCTATTCCGTTTTCGTTCTGCGGCGCACGCGATTAATTCTGATGCGCACGTCGCGGAGTCCAACTCGGATGCGCACGTCGCAGAGTCCAATTCGGATGCGCACGTAGCAGACTCCTTAGCTCGCTGCGCCGCAAACGGCTTCGCTAGTGTGGCTCGCTCCGCGCAACGCTCCGCTAGCGCTGCGTTCGCGATCGAAGCGCATCTCGGCGCCGGCGCCATCGCGCCGGAATGGATCACGCTGATACCCGCCGCGAATTTCAAAGGGTTCGACGGTCGCGGGCCATATCGGCTGGACCAGCCTGACCATGTGGTAGCGGCGACCGAAGAGATGATCGCCAAGCACATGACCGCCGGACTGCCGCTCGATTTCGATCATGCGACGGACTTTGCCGCGCCGGAAGGACGGCAGGCGCCGGCTGCCGGATGGATCAAGCAGGTCCGCGCGCTCAACGGCGCAATCCAGGGGCGTATCGAGTGGACGCTGAAGGGCAGGGACGCCGTCGAAGCGCATGAATATCGCTACGTCAGTCCGGTCTTTGAATACGACGACGAGGGCCGCGTTGTACGGCTGTTGCGCGCGGCGCTGACGAACAATCCGAATCTGAATCTGCCGGCGATCGCCTCTGCGGAATCGGCGCGGCGCGCGGCGGCGGAGCACCCTCACCTTGGCCCTCTAAATGGAGAAGAGCGCGGCGACAACAACCCTGCGAAGCGTAGGGCAAGCTCTGCCGCGCCGAAAGGTGAAAAAATGCGTTTTAGTGCGGACGAGATTCGTCTGATTGCGGTGATGGCGAGGAAGGGCAAGCCGCTGCACGAGACGGTCAAGAGCCTGATGGAGGAGCTCCCGGGGGTGCATCTGCACAAGATCCTCGACATGGCGAAGCTGGCGGTGAGTCCGGAAGCCCGGGACAACGACGGCGATGCACATGACACGGATGCGGCCGCGGATGCGGACGATGGTTACGACGCCGAGTCGGCAGAAAACCCGTACGACGGCGAAACCGCAGAAGCGATGACGGCGCGGCACGCGGACGAACTGGCCCGCTGCGCGACCGATGAAGAACGCGCGCAATGCTCGGCGCGGCATACGGAAGAGAAGCGCGCATTGGAACAGCGGCGAGCCGCAGGCGCGCGCGCGGCGGGGAGACGGGAAATGACGAAGCGGGAACTCGATGCGGCCGTCGCGAAGCATCCGATGGTGCTCTCGCTCAACCGGGCGCTGAACGATATGCGCGGCGAGCGGTCGAAGGAGAAGGCCGAGCGGATGGTGGACGACGCGATTGCGGCGGGCAAGCTGATTCCAGCGCAACGCGAATGGGCCGTGACCTACTGCACTGCGGACCTGACCGGCTTCCAGAAATTTATCGGTGCGCAGCCGGCGCTGAGTCTCGACGACAAGGGCAGTCCGATGGGAGTACGGCAGCCGCCGCCGGCATCCGGCGATGCGCTGACGCCGGCCGAGTTGGCGATCTGCGCGCAGACGCGCTGCACGCCGCAGGAATATCTGAAGCGCAAGCAGTATATCGCGGCGCGAATCACTGGCGTGGCGGCGCAGGCGACGATGCTTCGAATCGAGGTCGGGAGCGCAGCTTAAGTCTCGGATGGCGGAGTGGGGAAAAGGCAAGACACCGGCGTAAGGCTTTGATGGTGCGGCGACAACGGAGTCGCACGGAAAGGTGAAAGAATGGCGCTTTTATCAACCAGCAGAAATACGCCCGAGCTCTCGGACGGCGGACGGATTATACAGATCGGAGTCGAGGCCGCCACGTCGATTTACGTTGGCGGCATGGTCTCTATCGACGCGAACGGTTACGCGGTCCCGGCGCAGCCCTACGGCGCCGCGCCGCTGAACGTGCTGACCGTGATGGGCGTATGCGAATACGTCTACGCCGGCGGCGTCCTGCCGCCCGGATTGAATGCACTCAACCTGGCCGCGAACGCGCTGCTGTATCCGCAGGTATCGAATGTCGGCGCTGCGGGCGCGATTGCGGTGGGCGTGCGGCGTATTGGCGTGTTCGCCTTCGATTATGACGCGACGATCACGGGCGTGACGAATCTGGGTCCGCTGGTGTTCGCGAACGACGACCATACGGTGTCGCTGGCGGACGGCTCGGGCGCTACGACCGTGCCGAATACGACCTCGTTCGTGGCGCCTGCGGCGGCGCCGCTGGTGAACGTGCTGAAGCCGTATATCGTGCCGGGCTCGCTGAATGCCTATTCGGCGACGGGCGGCGGCGGCACGAAGTACGTGGAGAACACGGACTACGCGATCGACTACCAGGCCGGTTTGTTCATCGTGCTGGCGGGCGGCGCGATCGTGGCGGGCGGCACCGTGTTCATCACGTACAAGTACGGCCAGGCGACAAAGCCTGCCGTGGGGCGGCTGATTGCGGTCGACTCCCAGTTCGCATGGGTGGACGTGACGCGGCCGTTCCTCAACGGTCTGAACGCGGCGGGACTGCAGAACTAATGTTTCAGTCGATATTCATAAACTTCAGCCGCATGCGCCCAGTTCTGGCTGGCTATAAGGCCTCGTTTTTAAAAGAGAACTAACCCAAGGGACAAGGCAAGTCGCTCGCGTGAGGCTTAGCGGGACCGAATATCAAGTGAAAAGCGTTCGCGTGAGGCTTAGCGGGACCGAATATCAGGTGAAATAAATGGATATTTCAGCGGCGAATCTTACAGCGATGTTCACGGGTTTCGACGTCGCGTTTTCGCGTGCGTTCGAAAAGGCGCCGTCGTATTACGACAAAATCTGCACGGTCACGAGGTCGATGGCGCGGCAGAACTTCTATCCCTGGATGGGGCGCACGACCAATTTCCGCGAATGGGTCGGCGATCGCGTGCTGCAGCGAATCGAAGCGCACGGCTACACGCTCGTCAATCGCAAGTTCGAGGACAGCGTTGCGATTGGACGCGACGATATCGAAGACGACATGTACGGGCTGTATACGCCGATGATCGAGCAGCTCGGCTGGGACACCAAGGTGTTCCCGAACATTTTGATCTTCGGGATGCTGAAGGCGGCAGCGACGAATACGCCGGTGACGATCGGCAAAATCACCGTGCCCGTGCCGATCTGCTTCGACGGCTTGAACTTCTTTTCGACGGCGCATCCGGTCGGCCCGATGGCGGATGGGGCGGCGGACACGACCGCGTCGAATATCAACACTCTTGGCGGTCTTTCCTACTATTGGTATATCGCGGACTGCGGACGGCCGATCCGTCCGCTGATTTACCAGGAGCGGCGGCCGTTCACGGTGACGCGAATGAACACGCTCACCGACGAGCGGGTGTGGAACCAGGACGAGTTCCGCTACGGCGTCGACGGACGGGCGAATGCGGGCGTGGCGTTCTGGCAGCTCGCGTACGCGAGCAATGCGGACCTGTCGAATCCGGCGAACTTCGCGGCGGCGATTTCGGCGATGCGGAAGTTCAAGACCGACGCGGGGCAGCCGTTCGGGTCGTGGGATTCGCCGAGCAGCGACCGTTATCTGATCGTGCCGCCGGATGCCGAGGAAGTCGCGCGGCAATTGCTGCACGGCGATTTCGGCGCGATCAACGTGGCGGGATCGGTCGGCGGGATCCCCGGCACGAATATCTACAAGGGCGAATGCCAGCTAATCGTCAGCCCCTGGCTCGCATAGGTTTTTCACTTGATATTCGGTCTGTTAAAGCCGCACACGCACTCCGTGGCTGGCTATAAGGCCCCATCTAATAGGGTGAGTGCGGCCGAATTTATGAGTATCGACTAAAACAGCCTTGTAGCCTGCCGCGATGCTCGCGTGCGGCTGAACTTATGAGTATCGACTGAAAAACACTAGGCGGAGCGAAGCTAAGGAGTCTGCGACGTGCGCACAGCGAGCGGAGCGAGCGATTAAAAAATGTCCTACGCGCAACCCAGTGATGTCATCTCGCGGTATCCGAATCGCGACCTCGTGCAGCTCACGAACGAAGATCCGAGCCAGCAGACCGTGAACACCGCATTTATCCAGACTCATCTGAATGACGCGTCGGTGGAAATCGATTCGTATCTCGAGGCGCGGTTCTCATTGCCGCTGACCGATGCGCCTGCCGTGCTGACGCGGCTCTGCTGCGATATCGCGCTGTATCGGATGCAGTCGCTCAGGCCGCTGCACGACCTGGAAGATGCGCGCAAGCGCTACGACGACGCGGTCGCGATGCTGACGAAGGTCGCGAAGGGCGAGCTGACGCTCGGGCTCGCGAATGACGGCGTCGAACCGGCGGATCCGAGTTCGCCGGCGGTGGCGACGACAAATGCGGGCGGCGACGCCGCCGGC